TGTCCTTCTCCGGGACGGCCGTGAGACTCTCGGCCGGCGGCTGTGCCGGCCCGGTCGTCCGGATCTTGTCGAGGATGATCTTGCGGACCTTGTCCGGCGAGAGACCCTCGCGGACGAACTCGGCCGCGCGGTCGGTGAGACCGTGCTCCGCGCAGAGCTCGAAGATCTCCGCGGCCTCCTTCGAGGCGTCTCGCGTGACCTCCGGCGCCGCCGGCTTCGGCGACTCCGGATCCGTGCGGACGCCCTCGCCTTCTGCTACGAGCTTCGGATCCATGCTTCTCTCCCTCCCTTCGCCGGCCGGGACTTCGATCTTGAAGTCGACCAGCTGATCCTCGGGTACGTTCCTGACTGCCATCTGACTGAGCTCGGCCTCCCGCCCGAGCCCGACCGTCGGATCGGCCGGAATCGGGACGAGCGAGAGCTCGGCCGGCGCCCAACTAACGAGGTAGGTCGGGACGCCGTCCTCGTCCTCCTCCAGCAAGCGCATCCCTCGGACGAAGTAGCCGATCGACGTCGTCCGCAAATGACCCTCGTCGACTAGAGTCTTCTGATCCTTCGCGAGCCTGATCGACGCGAACTTCAGGAGACCGCGGAGCCGTCGCGCGAGCGTGTCGATCCGGACGTCCTTGACGCTCCCGATCTGAGCTCGAACGTCGTGACCCTTGAGCGCCGGGAGTCCCTCCTCCGCTCGCGAGAGATCGACGTCGTCGGGATCGTGAGAGAGAACCTCGTAGTAGGCGCCATCCCACGACCAGCGCTTGACCTTGAACTCGCTCGACAGCGAGACCGGGTAGAGCTCCTCCTCCGTCCCGTCCTCGCGCGTCGAGATCTCGCGCTCTCCGACCTCGATCGCGAAGTCCCGCGTGAGCTTTCGCGGGATTCTGACTGTCCTCGTCTGACCGTTCATCACATTCTCGACTCCCTCCTCGCGCCGCGTGACTGTCTACGATACCGGGTCGACTCAATATCGGTGACGGGCGCCCTCCTCGTCGAGTCAAATCTCTTTTGACTTGCCGGCCGGAGACCTCCGCGGCTACTCTGGCCGACATGACTGACGAACTGACCGCGCTCCCGGAGTCGTTCGCGGCCGGGACAACGATCAAGTACACGAAGAGCTTCGCGAGCTATCCGGCCGACGACGGCTGGACCCTGACGCTCTACCTTGCCGGCGCGACGACGGAACATGTGGACGCCGTCGCCGACGGCGCGGCCTTCGACGTAACGATCCCCGCGACCCTGACGAGCTCTCCCTTCCAGCCCGGTCTCTACAAATGGTCCGAGCGCGTCTCGAAGTCTGGCGAGGTCTACGAGGTCGGCTTCGGCGTCGTCGAGATCAAGGATAACCTCGCGGAAGCGACGGACGGGAGCTCTCAGGAATGGCTTGAGCGCGCGATCCCCGTCCTCCGCGCGCACGTCGAGGGACGACTGACCGCCGGGATGCAGAGCTACTCCATCGCCGGCCGAGCGGTCTCGAAGATCCCCGTGAAGGAAGCGGTCGACCTGCTGACGTTGCTAGAGTCTCGCCTCAAGCGCCTCAAGCATCCCGGCCGGATCTCCCGTCCGGGTCTCGTCCAGATCGTAAAACCGGGGACCAATCAATGACCCGCCGACCCTTCCACAAACGGCTCGCACGTGCGTTTCGCCTCGCGGTCCGCGAGCTCCGACGGCCGACGACGCGAAACGCCTTCGCCGGCGCCGGCGTGAGCCGACTGCTCCTCGACTGGATCGCGACGTCTCGCTCGGCCGACGAGGAGATCAAAGGCGATCTCCGGAAGCTACGAGCGCGCGCGCGGGAGCTCGCGAGAAACAACAGCTACATCAAGCGCTACCTCCGGCTCCTCGTCGCGAACGTGCTCGGCCACGCCGGGATCCGTCTGCAAGCGGTCGTCCGCGGCCGCGACGGAGCGCTCGACCAGGAGACGAACCGCAAGATCGAGACAGCCTACCGCGAGTTCGCCGACGGCCCGGTGACGGTCGACGGCCGGCTCAATCTCTACGAGGTCGACGATCTGATCCTCCGGACGCTCGCGACCGACGGGGAAGCGATCGTCCGCTTCTGGCGCGGATCGGACGTCAATCCCTACGGGCTCGCGCTCCAGCTGATCGACTCCGACCTCCTCGACGAGCGCTTCAATCGCGCGGCCTCGACCACGCAGAACGAGATCCGGCTCGGCGTCGAGGTCGACACCGTCGGCCGGCCGCTCGCCTACCACTTCTACGACAAGCCTCAGAGCGCCGCCCTCGTCTCGCCGGCCTCGCGTTATCGCGTTCCCGCCGGCGAAGTCGTCCACATCTACCGCGCGGATCGAGTCAACCAGACGCGCGGCGTCACCTGGCTTCACTCGATCATGGTCCCCGTCCACATGCTGGACGGCTACGAGGAGAGCGAAGCCGTCGCGTCGCGCGTGAGCTCGGCGAAAATGGGATTCATGGTCCAGACGAATCCCGAGTTCGGCGCGGCGCTCTCGACGGAAGGCGATTCGGGGACGTCGCCGGCGACGATCCAAGCGGCGCCGGGATCGTTCGAGATCCTCGATCCTGGCTACGACTTCAAGCCCTGGGATCCGGATCATCCGACGAGCCAGTTCTCCTCGTTCATAACTCAGATGGTGCGGAAGATCGCGAGCGGTCTCTCCGTCTTTGCGAACGTCCTCGGGAACGACGCGAGCGGCGTCAACTACTCCAGCTTCCGAGCGTTCTCCCTGATCGAGCGGGACGACTATCGGCAGACACAGACCGACCTCGTCACTAAGTGGCGCGTCCCGCTCTACCGCGAGTTCCTTCGCTCGGCGATCTTGACCGGCGCGCTCCGGCTCCCGACGAGCCGCGCGGCCGACTACTACGCCGTCCGACATCGCGCGCGCGGGTGGTCGTGGATCGACCCGGAGAAGGAAGCGAAAGGCGCGGTCCTCGCGATCGAGAATCAGCTGACCTCCCGAACGTCGATCCTCGCGGAGAAGGGGATCGACATCGAGGACGTCTTCGCGGAGATCAAAGCCGAGCGCGAGCTCGCGGTCTCCTACGGGATCGAGCTCTCCTCCTCCTCGCCGGTCGACGAGCCGGCGACGAAGTCGGACGTCGAAGATCTCGCCGAGGGACGCGAGCGCGACGGATCAAACGGCGGCGCCGGCAAGCCCCGGCCCGTCGAGGACCGGCGCCTGATCGCCGGATGTTAGTTTCGAAAGGAGCCGATCTTGTCCGCGATTTCTAACTACGCCGAGGAAGCGGTCCTCAATCACCTGTTCAACAAGGACGCGCTGACCGGCCCGTCGACCTACATCGCGCTTTTCACGGACGACCCGACGGACGCCGGGACCGGGACCGAGGTCTCCGGCGGGAGCTACGCGCGCGTCCTCGTCTACGACAACGGCTCGGGCTCGCCCGACTGGACCGTCGCCGCGGTCGACGGGACGGCCTACGCCGTTGAGAACGACGACGACATCACCTTCCCGACTGCGACGGCGTCCTGGGGAACGATCACGCACGTCGGGATCTTCGACGCCGCGACCGTCGGCAATCTCCTCTGGCATGGAGCCCTCGACGAATCGAAAACGATCGGGACCGACGACGTCTTCAAGATCTCGGCCGGGAATATCGTCGTCAAGCTTTCGTAGCCGCGGCGCCGATCGCGCGACCCGACCTTAGCCGGCGGCCGCTCTCCCCGCGGCCGCCGTTTCACTAGGACGGACCTCGATGCTCGATCAATACACGTTCGAGTTCGACAACGCCAACTCCGGCTACATTTTCAAGGTCGGCAGCTACTACGCGAAGGCTACCGGGTGGAGCAACTGCAACGCCGGCCAGAGCGTGACCTCGGGGATCACGTTCGGCGCCTTCTTCCGATTCGATACGTCCTCCCTCCCCGACCACGCTCAAATCGAGTGGGTGAAGTTCCGTGTTCGCGGCTACCGGAACGCCCCGGCCGGCTCGCCGCAGTTTTTCGAGCTCCGTCTCCGCTTCGGCGACATCATAGGCGGGACGCTCGACGGGACCGCGGCCGAGTGGAGCGCCGGCTCCCACATGCTGACCCTGACGGCGAAGCCGGCAGACAAGACGACGCTCGACCTGAGCGACGACGGTAACGATCCGCTCGTCCTCGTCAACAAGAGCGGCGACTCCGACGTCTCGATCATCGACCACGGTACGCAAGGGACCGGCGACTCGGCCTGGTGGTCGTTCTTCAATGTCGACACCGACACCCGATGCAAGCTGTACGTCGGGTTCTCCGTCCCGTCGGCGACGCTCTCGGGCTCGGGCTCTCTGACCTGTTCGGCCGAAGTGATCCGCGGCGGGAGAGCGGAGCTCGCCGGCGCGGGAGAGCTCGACGCCGACGGAGACCTGATCGCTGACGGGAGCGCGGAGCTCGCCGGCGCGGGAGAGCTCGACGCCCTCGGCGGCGTCCTGTTCGCGACGGCCTCCGCGGAGCTCGTAGGCTCCGGAGAGCTCGTCTCCCTCGCGACCGTCGAGCGGCTTTGCTCGGCCACCCTGGCCGGCGTCGGAGAGCTCGACGCCGCGGCCGGCCCGATCATCTACGGCGGGATCGCGACGCTCGAAGGCAGCGGCGATCTAATAGCCGGCGCGGGAATCCTACACTCTACCGCGGCCGCGACGCTGACGGGGATCGGTGAGATCTTCGTCGCCGGCGGGATCGCCGTCCCTCCGCTCGCGCTTCACTCGGCGACGATCGCCGTCGCCGCGACCGATTCCGATTCAATCGCCGTCGGCGCCGTCGACTCCGGGACGATCTCCGTCGCGGACGGCGACGCCCTGACCGTAGGACCGAGGAGAAACACATGAGCACCCTGACCGGCTCGATCACCGGCTACGTCGTCG